TAAAATTACTTATACCATTATACCTTTCATAATATGCTATCATGTAGTAATTATCGTCAGACCATGTTAAAGCGTAAGGACTTGCATAATACCATTCACCATTTCTTCGATATTCGATTTGCTTGTCCAAGTTGTAGTCAAAATATTTAAACTTAATCTGTTTGTTATTTTGAATTGCTTTATGGATCTCATCTACATTGTAATAAATGCTTTCATTCATTGTTTTTATTCTATCTGCAACTACAACCTGTCGATGAAGTTCTTTGGCTTCATGAATGCTCGTTAACCTTTCAATCTTTTTAATTAACTCTTCACTTTTTTATACGTAATAAATTTTGCTGATTGAACAGCATCAACGAGAAGTTTTAATTCAGGTAATTCAAAATCTCTTGATCCCACAAAATATTTATTTGCTCTTCCTTTTTCACAGATTACATCAAGCCCAAACTCTCTTAAAAGTTCGATATTAGAATAAATAGATTTTCTCTCAGCAGTTATCCCATATTCACCTAATTTTTCTATTAAATCATTAACTGTAAGTTTATGCTGCTCATCAGTGGTTTCTAATAGTATTTTTATCAAATACAATATTTTTAGTTTAACATTAATACTTCTTGTCATAATTTATTCCTTCATTTATGACTTTTTCGAAAATCGAACAGTGGTTTCATATTTTTATCAGATGCTTTATTTGAATCATTTTTTGTAATTCATTTCTTTTTTCATTAGATCTGGGGTTTTGTCCATTTGCATTTCTCAGATAAAATCGCAATTCTTTCAATAATTTCATACTTTATATCTCCCATTTTATACCCTCCACCACTATATGGAATCTTTTACACCAAACTTAGATTTAAAATCACTGTAACTACTCGCCCAATCAAACTGAATTCTATCACTACTTAATTTTGTTACTGCATTAAAATGCAATTTACCACACTTTATTTTAATCTCTTCTTCTGGCATAAGTTGATTACATGTTTTATTAGCCTTAGTTTCAACAATGAAATATAAATTCAGCTCATTGTTTTCTTTATAAACAATAGCCCAGTCCGGAGAATAATTACCAATAGGTGTTTCAATGACAAATCCATCTTTTTTCAGTTTAGTGAACATTTTTATATTCGGATTGTTTTCTAAAGCTCTAGCAAATTCCCATTCGCCAGCTGAATCCATCCGATAATATTGATTTAATGCTTTTCGTTTTTCCGGATCTGTTATATAAACTGCCTTTTCTTCCCTTAAAACATCTTCATCAATAGGATCTAATTCAAATATTCTCGTTTCATCCAACTCGTAACCTTCTATAATTTCATAAGCTTTGACCCCGTCTGATTTTTTCTTGTTGAAGAAATCAAGAATTTGGTGAGTGACTTGATCAAGAATTTCTTGGTCATTTAATAATTCTCTTCTTTCTATCCTTTTTAAGACTTTTAGTATCGCAAACCTCGGCAGCATTGTATGGTACATAATGTAATTAACAATTTCAAAATCAGAACGCTCTTCTAAACCTATATTTGAAAAATTCTCGATTGTAGTTTTTTCAGCATCTGCCATCTTAAATCTTTGTGCTTCATCAAAGCCTGCTTTACCAGACTCAATTTCATATTCATTCTTAATCCTAACTCTTGACAGGTACGAATTAATCATTTCTGCGCATTCTTCAATAAAACGTTCTTTATCGAGATTATATTTATAAATAGATCTCTTTTTCAATTTTTCTGACATGCTCATGAAAAGCTTATAAAACTCTTCTTCTCCTACATAACCATGCATTTGATTTTCAGGAGGTTCATTATCACCGTTTTTAATCGTGATTTTATTTGTACCTTTCTTAACCATATATTCAGCGAACTTTTCTTTAATAAGTATACTATGCTCATTTAATACTTCATTCTTAAATTCAACTTCTTTAATCTTATCAGCACTTGAAGTCAACATGTTTGATGTATTTACAATACCATTCATGAAAAATTCTTGCCTAAATGCATCAACTAATTGTGGTGTCAACTTTTCAGGTGGTATTCCAGCTGCTTTTAAACTTGATATCACAATATCTGCTGTAACTTCATTTTTATTGAAATTCATGTTATCATTGAAATCTTTTTGTAAACTAGCTTCAAAATGGTCATAGTAATCATTAGCAATTACAGTCAGCTCATTAATGGAAGAATCAATCACCCTTTTTCCATTAATATCAACCGGCAATCTTAAGCCTCGACCTATTTCTTGTTTTTTTGCAATTTCTGAGCCACCCGACTTTAATGTACATAAAACAAAAACATTAGGATTATCCCAACCCTCTCTAAGTGCCGAATGAGAAAAAATAAACGCAAGTGGCTCTTCAAAAGATATTAATTCATCTTTTTTTTTCCAAAATCAAGTTAATACCTCTGTCAATATCTTCCTGAAATTTTTTCTTAAGTTTTGCTTCGCCAACTTCTGGGTCCCAATCATCAACATCAACTACATTATTTTTCTTATCCCTTGCAAAATATCCCTCTCTAACAGCTAGAACATCTTTATATCGTGGAAATAAATCCGAATATTTTTCAAACAACTTTTGATATTCTTCTTCTTGAATAATTTTTTCATATTCCTCATCAAAGATTTTTAAATACTCACCACGAACATCAAATGTTTTAAAAAGGGTTGACAATCCACTTTGTACTGTTCTTTTAGACATATTGCAGTCAGAAGCAATCGTTTTAATTGCAGGAAAGCATCTAAGTTCTTGAAATGTCTTTTTAATTTCTTGATTGATTGTTTCTATTTTTGTACTTGTTATTAAGTTATAGACTTCAATATCAACTAGCTTATTTAACAACACATTTCCTTGCTTTAACCCTTCGCTATAAATAATAATTCTTGAATCATACATGGACTTAAAAGCTATTATTGCTTCAATAAATTCTTCTGTATCTTTTATTGCCTTTAAATCTATTGCTACATACTCATAATGATTCAAACTTCTCATGTCTCTAATGACAAAACTCTTAAAGTGAAATTCCCCAGATAATTTTTTGACCAATATCCCTTGTTCTTTCGCTACTGAATCAAATATACCGATGTTTTGATTACTCGATAGGTATAAAAGCATCATATTGCACCTCCTGGTAATTGAATTCTGAAGGAATTATAAAGTCTCTCTTTTCAACTTTGTAGGTAAATAAAAGAACAATTCCGATTGCTAATATTACCGCATAAATAAATAATTCAATTAATAGTTTTTTCTTCATTCTATTTGACCTCCACTTTCATCAATTTCAATTAATGCTTCCTTGCATGACCTCTTGATCTTGCAAAGCATACACTTTAAATAAATGAGCGTATACTGAATAAAATGGTTCTTCTTCAGCATCCGTTAGGTTATAAATCTCCTTGGTTTCAAGAAGATTTTTACCGTCACATCCCATCAAAATTTTAAAGCAGGGAATATCTAAAAGGGCTTGGCCATACATTTTAATCTGTGGATCTAAAAAATCTACAACACTATGAGAAATAATGGCTATACCAGCTTCATATTTTCTTGCTCGTTTTTCAACATTCCTAAGAAAAACAAGACTTTGGGGCATATTGGGATCAATCATGAGATGCGCCTCATCAGAAATTAATAAGACTCGCTCATTTCGATCTTTACTCATCTGCTGCCAGCACCAAGTCAGTAAATTGAAATATTACGTTCTCTTAATGCTATCTGAAGTATTTTGAAGATCATGTGTATCTAGGCAAATAATACAAATCACTTCATAGCCCATGCTTTCTAAGAAAGGATAGGTATATTGATAAAGCTCTCCTTTCGGATCACTGAGGATCATACTTTCTCCGGCTAAAGCTAACGTGCCAATGGATTGAAGCACTACCGTTCTTGACTTACCACTTCTAGTGGCACCAATACAAAGGGTGTGAACGTCATCATCTTCATAATAAATCTTTTCAATAGCTCCTTCTTTTTTAAGACCTAATACGATACCACCTTTTTGTATATACGAGTCTTTCTGATAGGTGTGGTAATCGGCTCTCTTTGTAATTTCTGAACTTGTTTGATATTTCTTTTTGAATGGATATTTCTTTTTCATATTGCTCTTCACATCCTTTATAGTCTTTAATTCCAGCTTCCATTAACCTTTTGATATAACGGTCATTCTTATTTAATTTAAAATATTGAAAGACTCTATCTTTCTCTTTTTCTAATAGCCATTCAGCTGAACCGAATTGTTTTTGTCCTGCTGAAACAGGGGTTGAAATCCTAGGGGTTATATGTCTTAACTTACTTTGATAGGGTTTGTTATTCATGAGAATCAAATAAACAGCAGATAGAAGCACAAATCCTTCAAGGGATAAAAAAAAGTGCCAGATGCTGATGATCTGATACAATACTATTTATCCCTTCAGTAAATGGTATTCACTGAATGACTTTGATTTTTCTTAAAAGTAAATAATGAATGTTTGTAGAAAAAATGACGTTTATAAATGTTCCTGCAATAAAAATCATTAAAGAGAAAATGAAATGTATTTTCTTTTCCAATATGACCCCTTCCCCTATTCAAAATGATATTTCACCGTATAAGTGATATTTGTTTTGTTATACATACAAGAATGATTTGTATAGTAGTAAAATTCTAGTTTTGAATATTTACCGGCAGGTAGAGTCTTTGTCATATAAACACCATTTCTTGTTGATCTGTAATCAATCTGCTCCCATTTATTTGTTTAAACATTGAATCCTCTAACTCTTCCATAGTCTTTACCACTATGTGTTAAACAGAACTTTTGTAACCATCTTATATTTCTTTCGTCTATAGGTTGTAATACAAATTAAATCAATGAAATTGCATTCATGGAAAGGAGAAAAACATGAAAATCAAAATTGATGAAAAGGAAATCCTGGTAAAGGACACAAACAAAAATATCGTTGAAATTGCAGAGGAGAACGGCATAACTATTACTGCACCATGCTTTAGAAACAAAAAGAAACACGGCTGCTGTAATGCATGCGTTATTGAAGTTGATGGCGTTCAAAAATATGCATGTGGAACCAAACCACAAGATGGTATGAATATCACCTACAATCGTGAGGACTTGGCTACTTTAAGAAAAGAAAGATTGGAAAAATATGCTCAATCAGTTAAATCCGGTGATGCAAGTAGCAACAAATGTGGAGGTACCGACCCACAGAATCTATCAACTAGTAATTCATCATGCGGCTGTTCAGGTTCATCTTGTTGCAGCTAACACATAAAATAATCAATTTTATAGCATAGTAAAACCCCCAATCAATAACATTGGGGGCTTCCTCTTAGCACTTTCCATCACAGTAGTCACATTTTTCTTTGGTATGATAATCTATGATGTTACCATATTTGTCCACTTCAAAATCGCAGCATTCAAGTAGCTTTTTCTTGAACATATCTTTTGCACGTTTCAACCTTACTTTAGAAGCAGATATCGAAATATCTAACGCATCTGCGATTTCTTGATGCTTCATTGCCTTCTTTTCATACATATCATATACAGTCTGATATATATCTGGAAGCATAAAAATCATTTTACCAATGCACTTAGAAATATCATCATTCATATTATCGACGTCATCAATTTCATCCTCAATCACATATAAGGTTTCAGGTGCAACTGACACGTCCTTTTTCTTTTTATAAAAATCAATTATAGTATTTTGGGTAATCCTATAAATCCATGACTTTACCGCCGCTTGATTCTCCAATTGTTCAATACTATTAAATATCTTAATAAAGACATCTTGCAAGATATCTTCAGCATCTTGAGTATTTGTTACCTTAGATTTAATATAATTAAAAAGCTTTTCATTAAACTCATTCCATAGTTCATCAAAATTATTCATTTTACTCCCGCCTTAATTGCCTAAATATAGCTCATATTTGAATCTACTTTTATAAGTTTAAAAAATAAAATTTGCTTTTCACTCATCTAAATCCCTGATTCTTTCGTTCCATTTTAAAATAAAGTCTTTTAATATGACGCTTTAAATTTTCCATTTTCTTTCAAGTCCATTCCAAAACTTTATTTTATTTTAAAATAAACATTTTCATCTGTCACTATTCAACTTTTTAATTTTCCATTTTAAAATCCATTTTTTCAGCTCTTATTTACGGAAATGCAGCAACTCATCACATTTAATTTTCTATTTAAAAACCTCTATTTTTCAAGATTTCAGACTTAATCCGTAATCCCTTTTCCTAAAATCTTTCCATAAAAAAGGAAAAGATTCAAGGCTTAAACCATGATTCTTTCCCCTTATTTATCAACGTATATTTTTTTTACTTCCATTTTTTTGCCCCTATATCGAACAAACTCTTTCATTCCAAGACTTTATTTTAAAAATGCAAAAAGTTTATTTTAAATTGAAAGGGTTTGTTTTAATTAGACACTATTTCTTCTCTATCAACACAACTGTCTCCACATGCATGAAGCCTTGAATCAATAGCTTTTATTTTTTCATCACCTTTATTTTCACTTAGAACCTTTTCTATATTGCCCATCATTTTCTCTATAAATCCATCACTATCCTTTATAACCTCATTAGCCACTCTAACAAATGCTGCTTTCAGTTTTTCTTCATCTACTGCTTTCATATTACAAGCTTCAGGACCGTTTTCATCTCTTGTCCTGCAATTCCAAACATACTTCTTATATTTATTAGTTGGTCCCCAGCGCTTTCTTCTGTATACTGCACCGCAACTACCGCAAATTATCTTTCCTGAGAATGGATACTTGCTGCTGTGTTTGGACCTTCTTTCTTTATCATTAAAACCCCTAAAGTCTGAACGTCTTTTCATTTCTTTTTGAACAGCTTCAAACATCTCTTTACTTGCTATAGCTGGATGACTGTTTTCAACATAATATTGAGGAGCTTGTCCCTCATTCTTCACTTTCTTATGTGTTAAAAAATCTACTGTTATTGTCTTTTGAAGTAGTGCATCACCGCAGTACTTTTCATTCTTAAGCATTTTGGTTATAACCGTTGGATGCCATTTTCGTTTTCCAGTGACAGTTAGTATGCCATCTTTTGTAAGACCTGCTGCAATTTTATCTGCACTTTTACCTTCAAGATATTCTTTAAAAATTCTTCTTACGATTTTGGCCTGCTGCTCATTGATGATAAGATCTCCATTTTCATCCTTATCATATCCCATAAACTTTTTGTGATTTACCCTAACTTTTCCCTGCTGAAAACGTCTTACAATTCCCCACCTGCTATTTTCACTGATTGAGCGGCTTTCATCTTGGGCCAAGGAACTCAAAATGGTAAGCAGCACTTCTCCCTTTGAATCCATGGTATCTATATTTTCTTTTTCAAAATAAACTGCTATACCTTTTTCCTTTAAAATCCTTACATATTTAAGGCAGTCCAGTGTATTTCTTGCAAATCTACTGATGGATTTAGTAATAATCATATCAAACTGTCCAGCAAGGGCATCTTCAATCATTCTGTTAAACTAGGCCCTATATTTTGTGTTGGTTCCAGTTATCCCTTCGTCTGCATATATCCCTGCATACTCCCAATCTGGTCTTTTTTTAATGTAATCCTCATAATAAGTAACCTGAGCCTCATAACTTGATAACTGCTCATCTGTATCTGTACTAACTCCACAATAAGCACAGACTCTTTTCTTAGTTTCCTTTGGCAGGCCTTTAATTACTGCAGCTGGTTTAACAGGTATAACTGATACTTTTTTAGCAATTTTAAAACCCTCCTTTATAACAAACCATTTTTCCCTCTTTTCTTAATAAATTTTTCCTCTAGTACAACTCCATTTTTCAGTTCAAAACAGACATGGTAAGGTATTTTTATTTAATCTATCAATTTCCCTGAATTCCTCTTCATTTATCAATTTCTTTTTTAAAAGCTCTTTTAATAAAGCTCTACTCATTACATACTCAATTGTATCTGTATTCATTCTATCTACCTTCTTTCTGACGAATAAATTTTGCTACTCTCTCAAGCAATACAGCAGCATATTCTCCCTTTACCGTTTTCCCTTTAACTGCATTTTGCATCCAATACTCAGGTGAATTAATAACTCCTATTTCTTTTAAGATATTTAAAGTTTTATTTAACTCATCTTCTATCCTTTCGCTTAATATCTTTTTAAAAGCCCGCCATCTCTCCCAGTTGTTTTTGCTCATGCTCCTTGGGCATATCTTTCTGCTGGCATCATAATGTCTTACTACTCTTTCTAAAGCAACATCATACTTATATATTTAACTAAATCTACTGTATTTTCTACTACCTTTTCATAGTTTCCATCTTCGTTAACACAAACTTCAATACCTATTGAATTGTGGTTTGTTATACCGTACTTTCCCTTCCCATCTCCACAGTGCCAGGAAGCATTATGATCCTCAACAAGCTGCAAAATTTCTTTATCATCTACAAAATAGTGAGCAGAAGACTTTCTGTTTCCACTATTAAAATATCTGTAATGGGCATAAGCATCTGCGCCTTTTCTTTTGTTTCCTGTATCGTGGATAACAATGTATTTTATGTCATTTCCCGGGGAATAATTGTATTTTATAAGTCTTTTTGTCACTTTAATCATTACGTTCACCTATCTTATTTGGTATTTTTTATTTATCTTTCTTAAGCTCATCAAATATTGTTTTAAGCTTCTCTGGTATAGGAAGTCCCATTTTTGAAGCATTTTCTATGATACTTATCCCTTCATTGGAAAGATAGAAAAAAATAACGGTGGTGCGAACTACACTACCGTTTTGTATGATGTAAAAATCAATGCTATGACTTATTGCTACCTCGGTTTTTTCTACTGGATTTGCAAGTTTTGTATGGGCCCTGCAGGGTTTTGATGTTGCTGTTTGATAGACTGCAAAATAATAATAGTGGCTTTAACAAATTATCCCTTAAATTTACATTCATCCTTTTCTTCTCCTTTATTTTGGGTAAACTTAATTTCTTTTCAATAAGGGTTATTTTGTAGGTTTGTGGATAAGCAGCTACATTTTCATTCTCAGTATATAAATGAATCTTAGGAATGTTAGTTCTAATCCCTTCAAAACTATTAGGCAAATTCTCCATTCCAAAGTTTATAAACATTTCTTCAGTTATTGGCATATCACCAACTTTTTCATATGCTTTAGTAGCATCATTCCAAACCTTAACTTCCGTTCCATCTTCGATTAGTAATTTAGCTGCAGAAACTTCAAAGGTAAATCTCCAATCTACCCAGCAAGAAGTTCCTCCACTCACTCCAACTCTACTACATCATTAATTATCTTTGTCATAATTTCCTACCTTTCTTTATAGTAAATTCTTTTATACCAAATAATGCACTACAATTAATAAGTTTAGTTTAATGTAGCAAATTTTACTGATTATCAAATATGAAGCTTACATCTAGTAGTTTACTATACTCACTTCTATCACTAAAGTCTATTTCATAAACCACTCCACTTCCTAAGTAAGTATACACTGACGATTCTGTAGTGTCTGTTAGTTCTGTAACTGTAATATAATTATCTTCTTCCCAATTTCCATCTCCCGTATCTTTTAGCTCTTTAAAGTGTTTGACCCACTCATATGTAATTAAGTTTAAGTAAAAGTTTTCATCAGCAATTTGACTAATCCCCATAATCTGCATTGTTATATCTATATCAGTATTTAAGTTTGTTGGACCTTTACTTAATGCTTCGCTATAGCTTATCTGCTGTGAATTGTGCAATTTATTTTCTAATGGACTATTAATATTTACTTCAGTTTTTAAATTGTCTTTGATACTCTGTATCTTATTTAAAAACAAAGCATATAGCACAAACTGCATGACTTCTGCCCTCGGTAGACTTGGATTTAATCCACCTTCTAGATGCCTTCCTTCTATCATTACTTGCAGGTTGTTTTTATCAATATTAAATGTACCTGTTGAAGTTTTCATTTCCACCACAAACGCATGCTGACCTAAAGTTACCTGAGGAATAGGAATAGTTAAATTAATTACATTTTCACCGCTAGATAAATTTTGACTAGGTTGAAATTCATAGTACTGTCCATCTAATGAAAATTTCATATTTACTGCCTCTCTGTTTTTATAAAAATGGCCGCAAAGAAGTAAAACTGCTTGCTTTATGCTCTGAGGAACTGTTTCGTAACCTGCTTTAACTTCTATCTTTATTTTCCCCGAAACATCTATTACGTCTCTAGGCCATATATCTTTATGAACTATTAATTTAGGATCTGTTTCTTTTATAAAAGTAAAGTTTGATGAATCAATAGTTACTACTTCTTCATTTGAATCAATTCAGTAAATGTTATTTACTTCAAAAACAGGTGTTACTGGAAGCTTTATTACTTTACTTGGAAAGGTGTCTAGTATAATCTCTACAGTCCTCTGCTTTATGAACCTACCGATAAAATTCTCACAGTATTCAGTAGCCACTTTTATAAGGGAAGTTATATAGGCACCTTCATCGCTATGCTCTACTCGAAGATGTCCTTTTACTTCTTCAAGAGTTACTATATCAGGTCCTATTTCTTCTATAACTTTAATATCCATAATTATTCACTGTACCTTGCTCCTGTTAAAATAGCTACTATACTTCCCTCTACTGGCCCATCTACTACTTCTACTGATTTAATTCTTATATATTTATACTCTAGTTTTGCTAGAGCTTGAGAATCTACCTCAATAACATAAGTCTTATTTTCCCCAGCAGTGATAGTAAAACCTGAAGTATCTGCCAAAATATAATCTGAAAAATTATCTCCAGATAATGCTTCTTTATATCTAAATTCAATTGCTGAAGTTTCTGTCCCTAATTCATCGCCACATGCCTCAACAGTGATAGTTGATGTTCCTGTATCTCCAGCACCTGTAGCAATTACACTGGTAGTACCCTTTCTTTATATGGGAAAAATCCTCCTAATATTTCACTCCACTGGTTAAACACTGCTGCGTGGCCTTCAATGGTTCTTTTTATTTTGTCTTCATCTTGGCTATTAGGTTTATTTTGTACCCTCAGCTCCGTCATGTTTATTGTCCTTCTCTCCATTTCCATTAATATCACCACCTTCCTTTCCATTATTACTCACTTCATTATTTGTCTTTGCAAAGGCACCAGCCATGTTAAGTGGAAGCATATTTCCATTAATAAGGTACAAATCTCCCCCTTTATCTTCACTTATTGGGTTTATATCTTCTAATTCTCTTATGTCATTGGCACTATACCAGCCGTTTTGCCTTCCTATGGTGTAACCTTCTATCCTTGTTTTAAAATCCCCTCGAAGCAGACCATCTATGGTGAACTTTGCAAAGTATTTTTTCCTTTCGCTAGGAGTAAGTAAATATTTATGGATAGTCTGTTCCCATCTTACGAGCCAAGGTCTTATGGTATGAACTGCAAATTCAATGGACTGATTCTCAATATTTGAAAATGTTGCATGTTCTAAATCTCCAATAAGGTGAGGAGGTACTCTATATATTCTACATATTTCGCTTATCTGAAATTTTCTTGTTTGTAGAAACTGGGCATCTTCCGGTGGTATACCTATTTCATGATATTTCATCCCCTCTTCAAGTACAGCTACTTTATGGGAATTTTCTACTCCTCTGTATACCTCTTCCCACTGTTTTCGAAGTTTTTCAGGGTCTTTTAAAACCCCAGGATGTTCAAGTATTCCTCCAGGTCTTGCTCCATTTCCAAAGAATCTTGCACTGAATTCCTCTACTGCAAGGACTAATCCCACTGCTTCCCTAGCAGCAGATATGGGAGATATACCAGTTAATCCATTACATTAAAGGAAAGTCCAAGTATATGAAAGATTTTCTCTTTTTGGTAAATTATCTGTCTACCATCAATTAGATATTTATATCTAATTTTCTTAGTTTCCTTATCTCTTTCTACTACCATCTTATCAGGCTGAAGTGGATAAATCTCTACGATATTACCTGCTCCATCCCTAACTATTTCAGCGTATGCATTTCCCCAAAGCAGAAGATGAGCCATCATTGTTTCTCTAAATGAAAAGCTGGTCATTTCTTCGTTAGGTAAATCGTGAAGAATATGGTACAGATGGTGGTTTATAGCCTTTTCTTTCCCTTTAGTTTTTCTAATATATAGAGGTAAAGGTAAGCTAGCTACTGTTTCTGAAATTACTCTAACACAAGCATAAACTGCTGTTGAAGTTATAGCGTTATATTCAGATACATTCTTTCCAGCATTAGACTGAAGTCCAATACCTTCAGACATAAAAAAACACCCAAATTTAATGGATGTTTAAATAATATCTTGATATTTCTGTTTTCCGTACAATACAGGCATTATAATTACTTCATTTTTTGCTTCATCTACAATATAAAATCCAATATAATTATCTATTATTAGTTTTCGATAACCTTTATTTTTCAAAAACTCATCTGCTACAAAACTACATGAAAACGGGAAATCTTTTAATCTCATAAAGCTTTCTTCTATTTTATCTAATAAATTTTCAGCAGCCGCTTCATTATAAAGTTCATTTGTAATATAATCATATATCTTTTCTAAATCTTCTTTGGCTGCAGTTGTAATCTTTAAAGTATATCTATTTTTTCCCATATTTATTTCTTAGCCCTTTAAACACTTCTTCAGCGTCTAGTATTTCTCCTTTTTCAATCTGATTTTCTGCTATAGAAAGTTTTTGATAAAGTTCAATTTGTCCCATCATTTTTTCATATGTTTCAATACTCATAACTACCAAATCACCATAGCCGTTTTTTGTAATGTATATTGGTTCTCCGCTTTTATGACAAAGTTCAGAAATCTCAGTTGTATTTCTTAAATCTTTTATTGGTCTTATTTGAGGCATAATATCGACTCCTTTGTATAATATTATGCCTTAATTATATCATAATTATGACACTATTTTAATTCTATATCCAATATTATTTATGCTATAGCTCTTTCATTACCACTTGTTTCTGCAATTTTAACGAGATAACATTCGTCTTAATTTTAACTCACCTTGCCTTTCTCTCTCAGGCGACGTTAATGTTCTATCTATTTTCACACTTTTAGCAGGATTAGTAATTATTTTTGTAAAAGAATCTATAGCCTTCTTGCTATCTAATGTAAAATCTTTATTAAATGATGAAGTAGCCATTATTCATCCACCCCTATAACAAAAAAGTTTTTATTACAAACATAACGTATTTAAAAATTCCAAATTAAATCCTTCTCATGTCTTTATATTACCACTATATTCTTTGTACCTCTATTTTATTATTATATCAAAAACGACGAAAGCCGCCAAAATTGGCGACTAACTTTTTTTATATATAACTCTTTTTGCTAAAATTAATTTACAGCTATATTATTTTTTGATCCTTCATTATTAGTGTAAATTTCCAACTCTACTTTGATACATTCCTGACATTCTTTTTCTTTATTTATTTCTAATACTCTACATTTGTATTTTGATCCTTTTTTAAGATATCTTGTTACACTTTCACTATAGTACCTTGGTACAAATCCTATGTGGTCTCCATTTGCGTTAACCATTTTTATTGCATTATTATCGAATTTATTTGTTGGGTCTAATACTAAATTCAATTCATTACCAACCTCTATATTAATGGTATTAGCACAATCATCACCGGCACATCCAAAGTAATATCTAACACCTGCAACGTAAAAGATTCTTTTAATTTCACCATTATTTTCTTCAAGTATTGGGTCAATAAATTCTAAATTGTCAATTGGTAACTTTGCGCCACTTCTTTTTAATAATTTATATTCATCATATTCTTTAAGTCCATACTTTGAAAGAATTTTTTCAATACCTCTTCTTTTTCTATCTGGCAGCCTACTTGTAAAAGTCGGAAATAATGTGTCGCTTTTATAAATTTTATTGATATCATTAAAAGGTATTAGCAGTTCAAAACCTTTTTTAATAGCTTCTCCAACCTCATGTCCATAAGCAAACTCATATTGACTATTTTTTGATAATTGTCCTACAATATAATTACGTCTTGTCTTAGGTTCTTTCCAAATTAAATAAATGTAATCCTTCCCATTTCTTCTAGACACTTTCTTTCCTCCTTTCACAAATTAAATTGTCTTGCCATTAAACTAACTTTTTCTATTAAAAACTTTTTAATCAGTTCTTTCCGCTTTTCACTCATTATTCCATTATAATTTTCTAATATTCTATTTATGCTATTTTCATTAATATTCTGATTTATTGTTTTTACAAAATCTATTACATAATTATAATAATTATTACTTAAAAATTCAAGTACTTCTAAATGTTTAGGTTCTTTTCTTATTTTTTTATTTATTCTAATCCTAGAAGTTGATTTGGAATTTACAATGGACATAAATCTCACTCTATCATTTCCTAAATAACTATCAAGCTTTGATTCCTGTATATAACAACAAAGAGAAGACCCATTATCATATAATGGCGACAATTTATATTTTTTACCTTTTTGTAAAATAGCCCAATTACTATGATGCCTATCTGTATTGCCAATCAAAAAATCAAATATAGGTATTTTAAGAAAATCTTTTTGAAAATTATAATCTTGAAGAGAAGTTAATATCATTTCTAGCGAATAATACTCATCTTTTTCCTTATCATATAAAGCCTGTTCATCATAATTAGGATAGTACTTATTAATCAATTGTATTCCTTCTATTAGATTTTCATCTTCTCTATTTATTTTATAACTTAATGATCCTACTCTTGAATCATATATACCTAAATCTACTTTCATACATTCAATATTTATTAGTTGGGCAATCTCTGAAGCTATCTTTTCAGATAAATGTTCTGTTGTATATTCAGATTTTGTAAATTTAAATAATCCAATTTCACCATTTGTTGGATTAACTAGCCAAATTTTTTCACTACGTCCACTACCTTCAGATGCCCCTTCGTATTCTTCCCAATAACTAAAATCCTTAATCATATATTCAACCTCAGCTTATTATAAAATCAAATCTAAACTGCACATTATTACTTTTTAGTATATCATTTTTATTTTAGATTTTACAACATTATTATCCCCCTCTCATCATACACAGACTCCTTATTCTCATTCCTTATAGCCCTATCAAGTGCCATAATCATTGCAACAGCACCATCTATTTTCTCTGTTGATTTTTCTTTGTCAGGCTTTATATTTCCAGCCGGATCTGTTCTTACATGTATATTATCCATCATCCACTGTAAAACTGGATGTCCTCCATGAGCTATTCTCTTTTCTAGAGTAAGTTTCATAAGTTCTTTAGTTGGTGGTGACATATCTTTATATCCTTGCCCAAAGGGAACTACTGTAAACCCAAGCCCCTCTAGGTTTTGCACCATCTGTACCGCTCCCCAACGGTCAAAGGCAATTTCTTTTATGTTATACTTAGTACCTAGTTCTTCTATAAATTTTTCAATAAATCCATAGTGTATGACATTTCCTTCAGTAGTTTTTAGAAATCCTTGCTGCTCCCATATATCATAGGGAACATGGTCCCTTCTAACTCTAATCTTTAAGTTTTCTTCTGGTATCCAAAAGTAGGGTAGTACATAATATTTATCATCTCCTGGTATTGATGGAAAAACTAATACAAAAGCTGTTATATCAATACTACTTGAAAGGTCAAGTCCACCATAACACATTCTTCCTTTTAGTTTTTCAGGATTAACTTCGAAAGCACACTTATCCCATACATCCATAGGCATCCAGCGTACTGACTGCTTCACCCACTGGTTAAGTCTTAACTGTCTAAAAATATTTTCTTCTGCAGGATTTTCTTTTGCGCTTATATAGGCGGCTCTAACCTTTTCTATATCAATAGTATGGCCCAAAGATGGATTAGCCTTATACCAGTTCTTTTCATCAGCCCAATCATCACCTTCATCTATACCATAAATCACAGGATAAAATGTAGGATCTATCTTTTTTCCTCTTAATATATCTTCTGCTTTTTGATGAACTTCCCAGCAAATAGAATTTCTATCATTTCCAGCTGTTGTTATTAGAAAGAAAAGTGGTTGCTTTCTCGCATCACCACTTCCCTTTGTCATAACATCATATAGTTGTCTGTTGGGTTGCGCATGTAGCTCGTCAAAGATTACCCCATGAACATTCAAACCATGTTTTGTGTAGGCCTCCGCTGATAGAACTTGAT